GTTCTCCAACCCATTGTCTCACTAGCCACGGGATTCCTGGCGTTCATCTTGCGCTGTCGGTAGGTGTTCCGATAACCAATCCTTTGCAGACCCTTGATGGTAGTTAAACCGTGATTGTTGGACTCCACGCCAATCAAGGCGTGGTTGTAGTAGTAACCCAAGGCAGACAAAATCTCTTCGCCAAACAAGTCAGGGTCAACGTGTCCATGCCAGTGGGCAACCATCATTCCTGTGTCCGCAGAAATCACATGGGCTGAACTGTAGTCACCATGACCAAGACCTTCTGCAACGTCAGCACCAATGACATAGTTTTCGTGCAGGTTTGGGAAATCCCAAACTGCCAAAGCACCACCATCTTGAATGAAGTTGTAAACATTCTTTCCGTAGCCCTTCTTCAAGTATCCACGGTCTGGGTCAATCGGTTCAATCGCACGGATTGCCTCTAAGTCGAACACAGGACGACCAGAACGGATAAAGGCTTCTTCTGGGTCTGATGGGTACTCTTGTGCTAACTGCCAGTCTGGGAGGTCACGCTTTTTGGCTTCGTACCATGCTTCGTCACGGTCTCCAGCAGACCAAGGAAAGAATACTCCTTGGAATCTATTTGTTCCGTTCTGTGAACCAACCCACAGCGTATGGAATATGTTGCCCTCACCATTGGCTGTGCTCAAACAGATAACACGACCGCCTACGTCGGCAATTGGTTCAATAGATGCCCATGCTTCATCAGGGTTAGGCAAGAACGCCATTTCGTCGATTACCACACGGTATACCGCTTCACCACGAGCAGGGTCGTTGCCTGATGGCAAAGACTCCAAAGAGGAGTCGTTTGCAAACACCATCTTTAGTTGGTTATCAGACAGCAAGTCTGGACCACGAACTCTCATCCAAGGTGGCAACATCTTGTAGCCATACTTAGTCTTTTGCAGCAACTTGGATGCTTCACGCTCCGTGCGTGAGAGCATTACCGTAAAACGGTCAGACCAGAAGAATGTTTCCCAGAATGTAAACGCAGAAGCAAGAGTAGAGAATCCAATCTGACGGGCTTTGAGCACGATGCTATATCGTGCGTCAATCCACACACGGACGGTCTCCTCTTGCGCTTCACGCAAGACAAACTTGATACGCCCACGCTCAGGATGGCGGATAGTCCAATAGGTGGAACAGAAATGCGAAAAAGCAGCCACCAATTCCTCGGTGGTTGCTTCTTCACTACCTTTGCACTTACGCCACTCCTTCTCGTTGAGAAGGTCTGTAAGTTCCATTAGATTTTCTTAGGGGCTGCCTTCTTGGCTGCAATCTTCTTTGGGCTTGCACCAAAGGCTGCATCAATTTCATCCTTGGTCAATACACCGTCGATGCTTGCCTTGGCAAGACCTTCGGCAACCTTGAAAATTGAGACTGCACCAGCAATCAACGCTGACTTCCAGACTTCCAAGTCGGGGGCGATAACTGCAGCACCAGTGACAACGCCGAGGGCGTTAGTCAGAAACAGTGCAACAATACGGCCAGCAATATCTTTTGCCTTATTCATCATTCTCCTTGAAGTAAACACCCAGTAGGTGTATGAGTATTGCGATAAAGGTAATTCCCCAACCCAATGTCTTAGTTTGACCAGACAACGTAATAAGCACCATTCCAGTGCCGGCTAGTGTCCAAGTCAATGCATGGATTTCGGAAAGAATCTTCTTCACACCATTAGGTGCATTCGTTACGGTCTGCGGGTACCTGCAGCAGCAATGGCTGCGCCAGCAGCAACAGCAATAAGGGTTCTACGGGTACTTACGGGGATATTGCTACCAAGTGGAACGTAGTTGTCAAAGCCTGGGCTAAAGATGTTAATTTCCTCTTCAAAGGCTTCACGAACCTCGGCTGGTGCATCCTGCACAGCCTCTACGATGGCTTGTGCCTCTTCCTCGGAAAGATTATCTACCTCAATGGCTTCGAACACAGCAGTAGCCTCTTCGGAGGAAAGGGATGCCACCACCTCTGCGCTTTGGGCTACAGCCACAGCCAGTTCTTCGCTAACTTCCATACCTTCCTCAATTGACTCAATTGCGGTTAACAACTCCTCATCGTTGAGTTCCTCAACTGGGGTTTCCTCAAGAGGAATGGTCTCCTCTGTTACCTCATCAGGTAACACCTCTGTGGGGGTAGTGTCATCTGGCAGTTCTTCGACAAACGGTAGGGTATCTTCCGCCTCAACAGTAGGGTCTGTGTCTGGAGGTTCCAATGGGATTGTTTCTTCAACTACTTCTTCAGGCTCTTGGATGGGTTCCGTATCTTCTGTGGTTGGCTCTTCTATGGGTTCAGGCTCAACCACTACAGGTGGTTGCGCTACTGGTGGGGATACGTATTCTGTGGTGGTTGTGGTTTCAGGCACCGTCGAGGTGGTCGTAGTTGTTGTCGTTGTTGAGGTGGTCGTAAATGTCGACGTTGTTGATTGTTCTGGCATGGTCGGCTCTGGTGCTAGCGATGTGCTGGTCGGTACGGAAGAAGTCGTAGTTTCTGGAAGAGTCGTGGTAACTGGGTCCGTGACAGGCACAGTCTCTGTCGGAACAGTAGTAGTACTGGTCGTTGTCGACGTCGTGGATGTTGTTATAAATTCCCATATTGAAAGATTACCAATCGAAAGATGACCAGGAGCACAACAAGTATCTGTTGAGTATTGACGGAATGCAAAAACGTCACCCTCATTTACAGACACAGACTTAGTTCCTGATGCATTGTTTTGTTGTGTAATCAACGTGTAAACGCCGTTGATTCCGTATTGTGGCGGGTCGTAGACCCAGCCATCAGTTGTCTGATACGACCAACTAAAGTCAACCGTGTTTACATCAGCCGGGATAGTTGTTTCAATCTTTACCCAATGCGCTGCGCCAGAGCAGCCGTTCTGGTCTGGGCCATGAAGCGTAATAACATTGTCTACAACTTCGACTGAACCTCCACAGGCTGCAGACTGGCTGTAAGTCCAGTTACCTAGAACGTCTGCTTCAGCACTAGAGACTGTGCTGAATAATGCAAGTATTGCTACTGGCGCAAATATCAGCCAGCGTGTACCACGCACTTATTCCTCAGAAGGAAATACAGGTTCTACAGGCTTAATAAACTTATCCAGTTCGGCATCATAAACATAGCCGATGCCAGCATATGTGCCACGAAAATTATTGTTGTACGAAGTTTGAACCCATTTACCATCAAGATTTAAGGATGCTATAAATGCTTTTCCAGCAGATTCTGTTGGTGCATCAGTATCTGAAACAACAATAACTTGTGTTACAACATTATTTTTTATTTGCGCAAAATGTGCCATATCAAACCTTGAACCTGACATAAACTATTCCACTACCACCGTTACCAGCCGCATTGCTAGACCAAGAACCGCCACCGCCACCACCAGTATTAGCAGTACCATTTGTTCCAGTTGATGTACCACCAGCACCACCACCGCCCGAACCACCAGCACCAGCAGAACCAGCCTGTCGTGCTCCACCTCCACCACCAGCACGGAAAGTAGAAGTTGTTCCAAGCCAAGAACCAATATCTAAACCTACACCGCCTGCACCACCGACAGATGTGTTTCCATCTGAACCGTTAGCACCAGCACCTCCACCACCACCTGCGCCATTGCTTCCGCCATATCCTGAATAACCTACAGCGCCACCATTTTTTCCTACACCTGCCAAACCTACAGCACCGCTAGATGGTCCTGCACCTTGCGCACCACCACCTGAACCGCCAGCAATATACATAACGCTGCCATTCAATCCGTTGCCGCCACCGCCACCGCCAACTACTGCGAGAGAACCAATAGATGAACCATTCCCATCTAACCCATACTGGCTTGCTTGATTGAGTCCACCCGCACCAATAGTAACTGTCTGAGTAGAAGGAATATAAATTGTGGTTTGAAGTAGTCCACCACCGCCACCACCGCCGCCATTAAATGATGCGCTTCCGTCTGCACGAGTACCGCCCGCACCACCGCCGCCGATAACAACTACATCAAACAAACCTGCTTTGGAAACAGTCAAAGTTCCAGTAGAAGTAAATGTGAGTAGTGTGTACGCTTGACCACTATCTGTAATAGAACTGCTGGTTCCGCCAGTGGCGACACCATACGGTGCATCAATATATGCGTTTACAGTTGTGTATGCGCTAACATAACCTAAATCACGGCGAGTCATTAAATCTCCTCAATAGGTGTAGGTGCTACAGGAGCAACAAAATCTTCTGTATCGGGGTTGTATGTGTAACCGATACCTGCATAGGTCTTGCCTGGAGTATCAACAAAAGTTTCAATCCAAGTACCCGAATAGCGTTCAGGATTTGCTTCCAAAAAATCACGCTGTACTACAGCCACATGGGTAACAACACCGTCAATAACTTGTGCGAAATACTGTGCGCTCATGACTTGAACCTTATGTAGCACAAACCGCTACCGCCCGCACCTGCCGAGCCTGTTCCGTTACAACCTCCACCGCCACCGCCCCTATTGGCTGAACCTGCAACACCGCTACCGTTAATAGTTGATGCACCAGAGCCGCCGCCGTCTACACCTGTTCCACCGCTACCGTCACCACGGGCACCACCACCACCACCGCCAACGGTTGTAGTTTTTGTTCCACCTGAAAAAGTGCTAGGTGATATGCCTGCACCTGGCGCACCACCGACAGAACCGCTACCTGCTGAACCGACAGCCGATGCACCAGCACCGCCACCACCACCACCAGCAGGGCCGTTTGCTGCGCCAGTACCACCAGCGAAACCAATGTTGGGTGCAGTAGTTGCTCCTCCAGCATTGTTGTTGTTTCCTCCGCCGCCAGCAATTACACCACTGATGCCAAGTTGGTTACCACCACCACCACCAGCACCACCATCGGCATAATAAATTGTTCCGATAGTCGTAGCAAACCCAGGGTTCCCAGGAAAGTCAGTCCTAGCAGAACCACCTGCGCCAATATCTATTGCATAAGTTGCTGCTGGTAGATAGATAGTTGTTTGTAGAACACTTCCTCCGCCGCCGCCGCCGCCGTTTGCGTTAGTAGAACCAACATTGCCGCCGCCGCCTGCTGAACCGCCACCTACCGCAAAAACATCAAACAGGCCTGCCTTGCTAACAACTAAGTTGGCATCGCTTGTAAATTCAAGAAGCGTGTAATTGACACTGCTAACCGTAATGCTGGACGATGTACCGCCTGTTGCTATTCCATAAGGAACTTCAGTGTATGCCTGTTGTACAGCAGAGCCACTTACATAGCCAAGCGTCCCACGACTGGACATAACTTAAACCGTAATTCTGTTAACGAAACCGTGAATTACAATTTTGTCTGCCGTACCAGCAAACGCACGTACCACCTTGGCAGTTGCGTTGCCTTGCAACAGCAAGCCAGGAACTACAGTCACAAGTCCAGCCTCTGGAAGAACAGTTACTTCAATGTGGCCATCTGGGTCGGTAACAGAACCCCACTCAATGGTCAACTTAATTGACGATGAATGTGAGTTAACTGCATACAACCAAATCTCATCGATTGTGGTTGCCGTAGCAGATGCAGTGTGGATTGCGGTACCAGCGGTTGCGGTAGCCGCAACCTTGATGCCCAAACCAGTACCCGTGGTACCTGCTGGTTCTAAAGTCTTCTTTGTAAATGTTGCCATATATGTTCTCCTAAGTCGTTACCTAACTAAAAATACTTTGTTCTTCAACCGTATCTGAATAATCAAAAATGTAGTTTTCCAGCCACAAATCAAAATTATCGTAATCAAAACCTAACAGGTTGATGTAATCATCAGACCAGAAATCGTTAGCCAAATCGCCCAGAGTCTCGCCTGTGGCACCCTCTTCGATGTAATAATCTCGCTCTAGCGTTCCACGGTACTCCAAGCCAACTTCAGACCAATGGGTGTACAGCAAGTCGCCAAGCGTCTTGCCGGCATCAGGATACAGCAAAACCAACGCATCGTACATTGCATCGTTAGTTGTCGCCATCATCCTCCCATTTCAAATCGTAGACCTTAATGCCGTAATCAATACCGCACGTTGGACAAACCCAGTTGGTCAACCTTGGAGGGTACTCCTCGCCACATGTGGTGCATTCTTCCAAAATCAAACGACTACCTTCAACTGTGAA